GTACCTGTCGTTGAGTGACCAATCATTATAGAGTTTGCAAAATTAGCACCCTCTTGTTTACCAGTAATAACACCAGCGTTTAAATTTGTACCATCTCCGAAAGCAGTATAAATTTCGTTAAAGTTATCGTTGATTAAATCGCCACCAGCTCTAATAGTAGAACCTGTACCGTCATTGGCTGTTGACCCGATTGCTATTGTTTGTTTTGCCATAATTCTTTATATTTATATCCTATATTTATACGTTTGTTTGGTCAAATTTCTTATTGTCTTGGTCAAAAGTTATAGAGTTACCACTAAACGATTCTTCTCCTGGGAATGTGATATCCGTTGGAAAAGCGAAATTTGTCTTTAACATGAAACCATAATCGTCTTCATTTGCGTTGGTTCCACTTATCATATTTAGTAGCGCCGTTGTACCATCTAAACTTGATCTAGTACCAGTGACCTTTAATTCATTTAGTCTATCAAAAGTGACACCCGATGTTCCGTTAGTACCACCTACTCTATTAGCAGTGACACCGTATGAAGTATTTGCAAATTTATTAATTGATTTGAAACTAGGTCCACAATAAGCAAATCCTTGATTAATTGTAGTACCTGTTCCTACTTGTCTTCTAATTCTTGTATTAACTGTAATATTAATAGGCGCTCTTGTTAACGTCACGTCTCTTGTAGTAGATGTAAAATATGGATGTGCTGTTTCAGTAGAAGCTACCTCTGCATTATTTCTTAAACTTGTACCATCATCAACTGTTCCTAATCTTCTACCAAATACTGTAGAAAATATTAGTTTCATCATTGCAATTAATGGTTCGCCGATAACACCAGTGTTAACTGCCTCAGCAACTTTAACTCTCATGTTAATTCTACTTCTTAAATCAACTTGACCTGTAAAATAGAAACCTGAAGTATGCATTGTTTTTTTAAATGCGTCTCTCCATAAATTAATTGAGTTACCTACTTTTAATACGTAAGAAAAATCTTGATAGTATAAACTATCTTGTACTTTCATTGTAGTTTCTGATACATGACCTTTTTCATTAATAAATCTACCATCTGTATCTACAACTGCTTGAACAGCTACAGTTGCCGTAGTGACATCTAATTTTTTAATACTTGCACTACCACCACTTGATGATACTGTTTCATCTACTTGAAAAGTACCTGAAGTTTCTTTTAATTTTAAAACTTTTGTTGTTGAATCCCAATTTGAAACTAAACCTGTTGCACCTGAAGTAGCACCAGTTACCATTTCGCCATTTGTAAATGATCCTGTGACACCCATTACAAAGAAACAATTAACAAAAGATAATGTTGGAGGTGTAGGTGCTTTATGATAATCAATACCTAAATTTGATGTTGAAATACCTAAAACTTTTCCTATTTCAGGACCATATGCTAATACACTTGCACCTGAACCTGTTGAACTTGATACTGCAACAGTTGGTAAAGATTTATATCCGTCACCAACATTTGTTAAGTATATGTCTGTAATATCTCCTGTACCTGTATCTGATTCAAAAACAATTTTGTCTCCTGTTAAATGATCGCCAGCAGATGTTTCGTCTTCTAAAACTATATGATCTCCGTCTTCATGTGCTACTGCACCATTAACAACAGTGACAACACCAGCGGCATTATTCCCCTCTGTGCCTGTGTTTGTAAAAGTTAATGTATCTCCGATTTCATAACCTGATCCACCAGCGTCTACAAATATATCTGTTATCTTACCTGAACCAACATCACTAATTTGCATAGCAGCTTGTTGACCACCACCTGTAATTTTTATAATATCGTCTGTTGTGTAAAGACCACCATCGTTAGTAATTGTTTTTACTCCTGGTATACCTGTAATAGTTGCTAGAATATAATAATCAGATTGATCTGATTCTGTTCCTTCAATTATTTCATCTACTGCAAAAGTACCAACAAGAGTATCTTTGTTTAAAGTTATTTCAGATACTTCACTTGCACCAACATAAAATTTTTCAACGTTCTCTACTATTGCCGTTGCTAAAGATGTTCTACCTTTAATTTGTCTACCTACTAAACTTAAAGTTTCTCCTTGTGAACTTAATACTCTAATAACTGTTTGTGTATTCCAAGTACCATCTGATACTTTCATCATTTGCGTTCTTGGATAAAATGTTTCTGATTGGTCGTTGAATAATATTCTAAAAAATAATTCGTGACCCTTTTGAGTACCTTTTAGTTTATATAATGATTTAATATTTTTAATTAGATTTCTTTTATCTATTCCTGAAGTTAAATTTTCTGGTATAGTTTTAAAAAATTCGTCTCTAAAGTTATTTAAGAAATCAGAAATAACTTTATCTGGATCTCTAAAGTTTGTTAACTGTTGAATTGTTTGAACTGGATTTGGTCTATAAGTATTAACTACTGCTTGAGCACCTGAAGTACCACCAGTAATTGTTTCGCCAATTATAAATTTATCTTGTGCTGATATGAATAATCTATTGTTATCTAAATCTTCAGCTAATATAGTAGCAGTTGCTTTTGATGTTGCACCTGTAACCGTTTCTTGATAAGTAAATTTACCAAAGGAACTATCTTCTAAAATTATTTTATCGCCTAAATCTAATTGTGTATGTTCAGCACCAAGTGAACCACCATCTAATACTAAATTGTTTGCAACACCTGTTTGATTTTCTAAAGTTATACCGTCTGTAGATTCAATAGAAGTTACCGATAACTCGGCAGCTTCCATAAATTGAAAATATGTTTTTAAGAACTCTACAAATTTCGGGTGATCGTCAACTACAAAATCCGGTAGTTGAGTGTTTACTAGATTTGATATTTTATTGTCAAATTTCGCCATCGTTTATTAACGACTTGTTGTTGTAGTATAACCTACGCCAGCTTCAGACGAGCCGCCAACAAAAGTGTCTTCCTCTACAGTTATGCTTGAATTGGAAACATCTATTTCCACAATTTGATTTCTAACAGGTACAATATCGTTTGAACTTGGTTGTACTGTAATCTCTATATCATTTGAAGCGCTACCTCTTATATTAGAAATAGACGCAACGTTTAAAGAGTTTAATGTGACTTGTCCTGTTGCATAGTTGATAGTACCTTGTGTGTTGTTAGCATAAGTTTTAACACCACTTACTAGATAGTATCTTCTAACATTACCATCGCTGTCATCATCTAAAAACATTTCTTCATTACTACCTGATACTTTAAATCCTGTAGATGATAGAACTGATACGTGTCCTGAATGTGGATTGTAAATAGCATTTCTAAAATATATGTCATACTTCGTAGATGAAGCAATAGTTGGTGTAAAACTCTTTCTCATATTGATAGTAGTTATGTTTGATAAAATACTTGTATCAACATCATCAATTAAACCTGTTAATTTAGAAAATCTAAATACGCCATCAAATTTTTGTAAAGTAGTTGCGTTGTAATTTGTTATAGCAGTGATTATATCTGTTTTTAAAGTATCACCTGTTTTACTTGTACCTTTTTTATCGTACTTAACGTTTGATGTTAGTAAAACACTTGTTGTTTCAGGATCAACAATTTGTGGTCGCACTGAAGCAACGTTGTAAGGTATTAATCCTTTTACGATAGAAGCTTTTGTTGCCTCTGTTAATGTTGAACCACTAGCAGCTTTAATAGAAACTTTTACTACACCATAAACTGGCGTTTCATCATCTTCCCCACCCCAAGCACTAACTGATAATGCATTAGGATATAAAGTCTTAACAATTGATTCATAATCTGTTGCTGTGACTGCTCTATCTTGTGATGTATATTGTAAAGGCGCATTAAATCTAATAGACTCTTTTGTTTCTGCCTCTGAACCACCTTGAGCGTCTGATTTTGTTGTTATAGTCACATTAGAAAAACCACCAATGTTTGACCCTAACTCAAAAGAAGAAGCACCGTTAGCCTCATCTTTGTTTGTGACAATATAATCTAATATAACTATATTACCATCTTCTAATTTGTTACCAATAACACCATCGCCAAAATAAACTTCAAATTTACCATTA